CTGCAAAGACCACTGCATGTTGACCAAGACATCCACAATTAGATCCAACTTTTCTAATACTAAATGTAAAAGGCGGTCCCACAAATTGCATTGAATAAGCAGCATCATCTGTAAGTATTAATATATAGTCCTTTGCTCTAACTGCTGCGACTATCCTAGTCCCAGCATCCAATCTAAATGTCCCAGCAGTATTCGTTGATGTTGGGGCGTAAACATTAAAGTCTTCTTGATCTGAAAATCTAATTAACATTTTATCTTGTGGTCCACCTGGTAATGTTTCTGTAGTTCCAAGATGTATTAAATGTCTATCTCTATCTGACACTATAGTCATAACAGAAGTTTGAGGCATAGAAGCATTTATAACTGCCCTAGTTTGTAATGCATCTGCAGCTGAGGGATCCCAAGTAAATGTAGGACCATTGTGCATTGTTGCTATTAATATTTGACCAAAGTTATCTAATGACCAGTTAGCAGGGTCCAATCTAATTGAAGTTTGCACTTGAGAAGCTTCTCCCCAACCAACGAAAGTTGCTGCATCGTATACAACTGCATTATCTGCGTGAGCTGCTGCGGCTGTACCTTCTGCTCCTCTAACACATCCTGTAAAATCTGTGGCTGTTTTTGCAGCATAAGTTATTAATTCATCATCAATTAAAATAGTTCCTGTCGCAGGAAATCCTGTGGTTGAATCAACTACTATAGTTGTAACCGAATTATCTATTGCTCCATTTAGTTGATTTTGAGTAACTGTTGAACTGAAACCACCCCAGTTAAATGTACCAAAACCAAACCCATAAGTTTGACCGAATGGACCAAAATCATAATAAGGATTACACGTTGCAGTTCCAGAAGTTCCTGTTGCAGATGAAACTACCGGCATTGTAATTGTAAAAGTTCCTGATGTGGGTGTTGTTTTAACTTCAAAAGCATTTGTAAAATTAGCAGCTGAAAAACCTGTTGGAGGTGTTCCAAAAGTAAATCGTACGATTCTACCCACAGATAATCCGTGTCCAGCTTTATTTACTGTAACAGTTGTTGATCCTAAAGTTGTACTAAATGAACATGAAGCAAGCGGTGTATCTAATGGTGTAATATCGTAAAATGCGCCTTCAAAATAAATAGCTAATACTTTATTAGTACCTATTGCAGCATATCTGTTACCGTCTAAATCTGCCCATATCCATTGGTTCCTAGCAGCGCCTACTAGAGTGTCTGCTAATATCTCTGACCAACCCCCTATTTTTTCAGGGCTTCCATAACGAAAACGTACATTATCTCCATCTATCCAGCGACCTTCTGCTTGGGATGCTGTATCTTGTTTGTCAAATCCTGGTGCTACCGGTATTTTTTTTAAAGGCATAGATCATTATACCTTATATATCAATGAGTTTAAATACTTGAATAATCTTTATAAAAATCGAAGTTATCTAAGTCTATAGAGGTTTTCATTTTGTATGAGTATTTATGATATTCTTCTATTGGAATACTAGAATCATTATTATTTCTTATAACATAAAATCTATCTTTAATTTCTTTACCCCACATACCACTTTGCATGTGTTTAGTTTTGAATTCTTTTTTATAAGATAAAGGTTCATGATTAAAATATTTATAAGGTAGTATATAAACAGGATGTTTATTTTGTTTTACACAGTCAGATAGCATTAATGGACCGGATATAAGTCTTATTAAATTATCATTTTCATCAGCTTCTTTTTTAAAAAAAGTATTTAAGTTTGGTTTTAATTTAATTGTTTTTGTTCTATGTAATGTTAAATTATAACAATCAATCCAAAATGGATGATTGGGAATAGATGCCATTAAGGAATTTTGAACTAATTCATCACTAATAGATTCAACTAAATTAACTTCTCCTGTTAATTCATTATAAAAATTATCATAACAATAGACGTCCATATCAATATAAATTCCACCAAAGTGATGTAATAATAAATATCTTACACAATCTAATTGAAATATATGACCTGGAAAATTTTTATATTCTTCATAAATTTGAGGGTATTTTTCTTTAACAAAATTATCTAAACTATCATCATCCCAAAATTTATATTCAAAATCTTTAAAGTGTTTTAAAGTAGATTGTTGACAATGTTTCCAAATGGGGTGCCATTCTTCTTTGTTAGAATAAGCTGTTTGATGAACAATTTTAGGAACCATTAGGTAGATATAAATATTTAAACTCTGAAACATTACAAACATTTTTAGCTTGATCTAATGTTTCAACTATTGGAAAACCAGCTAAATTAAAAGAAGTATTTAATAACACTGGAACTTTTGTTTTGTTGTAAAACTCAAATATTAGATTATAATAATTTAAATTTTGTTCTTTTGTAACAGTTTGAATTCTACAAGTATTATCTACATGAACAATAGAAGGTATTTTTTCAATAGCCTGTTGTTTAGCATCTACTGCAAAACTCATATATGGTGATTCTTTTAAAGTGGCTAAATCAAACCAATCATGCACGTGTTCTAATAATATTGTTCCAGCCAGAGGTCTCCACCACTCTCTTTTTTTAAAAGTATTAACAATGTTTTTTGCGTCTTTATTTCTAGGATCAAATAAAATAGATCTATTTCCTAACGCTCTAGGTCCCCATTCGCTATGGTTTTGAAAAATAACTAAAGGTTTTTGTTCTAGTAATATTTGAACTGCTTCGTTAATGTTATTTATATTTATCATAATAAACACATGCTCCTATTGCTGTTCCCCCATCATGAGGTATTGGATCTACGAAAAAATTTAAGTCGTTAAATTTTTTAACTAATTTAAAATTATTAGAACAATTTAAAAAATAACCTCCGGATAATACAAAATTTTTACAATCATTTATTTTTTTTATTTTTTCTATCAATGTAATGGTGTAATCCAAAGAATCTTTTTGTAATTTATAGGCAATATTAGAAAAATCCTTATTTATATTTTCATAATTTTTATCATGATAAGCAGCTAGCCCCATAAGTTTACCAGCCTCATTATGTTTTAAATTTATTCTTTCACACATTAAATTAAATTTAAATCCTAAAGATATTTCAGCACAATATTCTTTTTCACAATCATTATTCACGGTAAATAAAAAATTGTCTCTTTGTGACAAAAAATTAAAAAACTGTTCTTTATCATTAAAAAATTTTTTTATTGTCCATACATCTTGACTATTTGAAAATTTTTTAAATAAAGGAAAAATAATTTTTTTATTAGTAAAATAAACTGACTCTATTTCTTGAAAAGGATAAACATTTTTATCTAAACTTCCACAACCATCAATTACAATGCAGTTAGCTTCATCAAAAGAAGAAAAAAAATATCCACTTAATGCATGATATAAATGATGCTCATAAAAATCAAAATAAAAATTTTCAAAATTAATTTGTTTTTTTACTATATTAATTATTTTATTTGTATCATCAAAAGTATATCTCGGAACTGCGGCGATTACTAAATTTTTAATTGTTTCATTTTTAAACTTATCTAAACACAACAAATTTAATAATTTACTTTCTATATTGTCTACGATGTCCCAACCTTTATTAGAACGTAATCTGTCTTCTAAATAAAAATTTTTAATTTTTCCATTTTCCCATAAACAAGCTGAAAAATCATGAGAAATATTAACCCCCAATGTTTTCATTAATTTTTATTTACTTATTATTCTAGTATCCTCAAAAGTTTGTTTATTAGCAACATCCTCTTTAAATTTTAATTGCCAGTCCATAACCATTTTCACAAGGTTATTTCCAAAATGTTTTAAATTTTCATCAGATAAATGAAGTTTTCCTTTTTTTAAAAGAGTTAATCGTTCTTTCCAAGAAAATTCTATATCACAAGAACCATTTTCGTATTGTTTAAATTTCATAAAATATATTAAACTTTCTGCGTTTTAAAAGCAAGAGTTATTCTAGGAGTTCCATGTTCAATTGGATCTAACCCTCTATGTTTCCATTGTGCAGGAAATATCACTAATCTATTTTGTATAAAATCAATCGACTTAATATTATTGATATCATTATTTAATTGGATTTGAAATTGACCTGAACCTTGCTGTAAAGTTTTAGATGTCATTAAAAGTATTGTAGTATCTCCATCATCTTCATGAAATTCTCCAGGCATATTAGAATAGTGAATATTTATATAAACTCTTAAAAAACCTAATTTATGCTCTACTTGTTTCTGTACTTTTAAACATAAAAACTTAATTAAGGGATCATAAGGATTTAAATTAGTTTGATAAAAAGGAGAACCTTTATCCAAACCTAAAGACGAATGTCCAAAATTATGTGGTATTTCTAAAAAATATCGCTCTAAATATTTCGACAAATCATCTTCTAAAAAATTGTCAATAACTTTAATCATTTTTCATTTCATATTTTAAATATTGAGTACATTTTAAACATTTACCGCAAAATTTTTCTTCTCCTTCACAAGATCTTATCATTGCTTGAAGTTCAGGTTCTAAATAATTAAATGCCTCTTTCTTATTGTTAAAAGAATCAATACCTTCTTTTTTAAAATTTTTAGAAGGAAAATTTATTTTTAAATCTTTACAAAAATTAAAGTCCATTCCAGATCCTAATAATGCATATTTTTCAAGGGTGCCGTCATGATACCAACTTAAAGGATCTAAATTAAACTCTATTCTGTGATGATCATTATATGAAAATTGACCTATCCAAATGTTATTTATACCATTTAATTTTGCATATACACTTGCAAAAAATATATTCCATTGCTCATCAAATCCAAAACCATTTTTTAAATGCTGCTTTCTAGTTACATTATTTAAATTTAGTTTAATCGTACCGTAATTAAAATCTCTGTAATTTTTTTTTAAATAATTTAATACGTTAGTAGCTGCTTTTGTTTGTTCAATTGTTCTTTTTTTTGAGACATCATCATAACCCAGTTCTGTATACAAAACATATATTAATTCTTTAGTATTTTTTAAAAAATATTTTAATAATACAGTGCTTTCAACGCCACCTGAAAAAAGTAAAAGTATCATAAAATAATTTCTTTATCGGGTTTTACAAAATAAGTGTTATGATGGTTATCCCAATCCTGTATTTCACTAAAGTTCCATGCAATAGTTATTCTTTCTTCTTTATAATTATAAGGTTTTACTTCATGAAATAATTTGGGATCAAATAATACAAATCTTCCTTTTTTTTCATTTACGTTTAAATCATATTGATTAAAATAAGTTCCGGGACCAGGACCATCAGTACAATATAAAATACCACAAAAAGCTGAATCATTATGAATGTGAGGTTGCGCATAATCATTTTCTTTGTATATATTTCCCCAGACATTTTTTATTATAAAATTTCTTTTATATATTTTATAAATTGAAGGTTGAATTATTTTTAAAAATTTATGGAAATTTGCATTTGCTACTAAATAATTAAATTCTGTATGTTCTCCTTTTACATTTGTTTGTCTACTTATTTTTGATGTTTTAATACCTTCTTTTACATCTAAAATTAATTTATCAATTAATTCAAAATCATTAATTTCATTAATTAAAATATAAGTATCTAACTCAATTTTTTTATTTAAAATCTCATCCATAATTTTTTGTACCATACAATATTCTTTTATCTCGTGCCCATTCTTTATTAAGTCCATTTTTATCTACGTAATGTAAAAAAACTTGAGCATGCCAATCTCCTTTAGATTCTTCTCTCCAATGCTCAACTTCGCATCCTAAATATATTACAGCATCCCCAGGTTCCATATAAATTCCAGTTCCATCCATGTATATCGGCCAGGATGTTCCATCTGAACCAATCATTACACTGACACTAATTTCACAGGATTCTCTATCTTTATGTTTTTTTAAATCAGCATTAATTGTATACATCCTCCAAAAAGCATATGTACACAATAATTCTAAACCTGTTTCTTTTTTCATTAATTCTAATTTATTAATCATCAAAGATTCCATTAAAGGGTCCCCGTAAAAGTATGTGTCTCCATTATCGTTTTGCTCAAAATCAAAAGAATAATCATTAATTCTATGTTTAATTCTGCAATAATCTGTTAATAGTTTAATTTCTTCTATAGTTAAGAAATTTTTAATTAATTTATATTTAAAATCTTTAATTGTTTTCATATTACTTAAATTTTATAAAAAAAGGTTGTACTATTCTCATCTCTGTAGATTTATTCTGTAATGGACGATGTGGTATTTGAGAACCATAAAAAACACATCTATTTGGTTTAGCTCCAATTATAATATCTGGTTCTATTTGATCGTTATTATCTTCAAACTCTGAAAATATTCCAGTTCCATCATCTAAACTAAAAGCATTAAAATGAATAACCCCTGCTATGTCCCAACTTATTGAATCCTTGTGTGGTCTTAAGCCATATTTAAAAACATGTTCTAGTTCACTAGAGTAGATTTTTCTAAAACAAGTATTTATTTCATCCATAAGGAATCCTGTTTTTTCTTCAAATGTTTTATAAAATATTTTGTACGGAATATCTGTTTCCACAAACTTTTTTGTCTCGTAACAAGGATAAGCATTAGATCTATTATAAAAATGTTTGTCACCAGGTTGCCAACATCCTATATAAGTATTTAACATTGTTGATGATATCATAAGATTAAAATCTTTTTCATCATAAAAATTATCTATTATTTTTAAATTCATATTTATAATGCCCACGCTACAACTGAATATCTTTTTCCTTTCGTCACAGGTTTGACTGTATGAGGATATAAGAAATTGCTTGGCCAAATAATCATTCTACTTGGTTTAACCTCTACTTCCCATTCACCACTTCCATCTGGATTTCTAAAACATAAATTACCACCTTCATAATCATTATTCAATAACAAAATACAGCTCATTGTTCTTGGAACAGATGCAAAATGATCAACGTGCCAAGTATAAAAACCAGTGTTTTCATATTTTAATATTTCAATATCAAAAATTTTTCTGTAATCATAGTCTAAAATATTAGCATCTAATTTATATTGTTTTAAATTTTTATCAAAACAACTGTGTAATAAATTAAACCAATGAACATTGGACAATGAATTACTTATTTTTGAAAGAGGTAGTGTATATGTTCTTCTTATATTAAAATCTGTTTTATTTTCATCTACACCTCCAATTTTAGCTTCGTTAAAATTAGAAACATTAGCAAAACGAATTAAACCAGTTAAAACATTCCATGGTAATACCTCGTCATAAATTTTAATAAAATTTTTTATTTCCATAATTTTTTTTTCCAATATTTATCTTTATAAATATTTAATAGCTTTAATCCATAAAAAAGCTTAGAGTTTTGTATTTCTTTTTGCTCCCTTGGTTTTACTATCATTTTCCAATTGTCTCTTTTAAAAGGTATTATTTGAACATATGGTGTTCCTTTTTTAACTATTGTTTCTAAGACAGGATATTTGTCTCCATTTATTATAATAGGAAAATTTATTTCATTTGAAAATGTATCTGTATCTACTATTGCAGGTATTATTGAGAATCTATCATCAGAATTATTTAAGGGAGGTACAAATAAACAAGAACAACCCTTAGGTGTTTTAATTTTCCAAGGATTTAATATTTTATAAAAAGGTAAATTTTTATTTTTCTCTACATAAGGAGAACCTTTAAGTTGATTAATATCGTGAATATCTACACCAGAGTTTAAATTAACGTATTTTGCACTAAGAAATTGTGACATATCATGTAAGCCAAATGTTTGAAAGGAATCTTTAAAGTTTTCTCCTTTTTCATTTTTATTATCTACATTATGTCTTACATGAAAATCTTGTGGTATTTTTAAAAGATATCCAGCAGTTAAAGAATCTAAAAACGGCATACACCCTTTAACTGTTTTATTTAAAATTGTATGTTCTAAATTTTTATACCATTCTGGTATGTTTAATTTTGCTGGTATTGGATAATCTTCTTGTAAGGCAAAATAATCTTCATGAGCACTAAACTCTATTTCTTTATCAAACATGCTAATTAAATAGCAATTTTTACGGTAACTGTAAAGGATTTAATGAAGTTTGTCCTAAATCATTAAAATATTGTTCTAATGATTTGTTTAATGGATATGTAATATTATCTAAATTTAAATTATTTAATTGAGTATAGTAATTGTTCCAAAGACTGAATAATGGATGATTAGGATTATTATCTGTAAATGTTTTTATTTGGTTTTTTAAAATATCTATGTAATTTTTTAAATGTTCTTTATTTATGAATGAATTTGATTTGTCAATAAAAGTAATAGCATTATTATTGTATTTAATTACAACTTTATTTCCAAATTTTACTAAATCAAAATTAGATTTAGACTCTTCAATTATTTTATAAGAAGATTGTAAAATATTTAAATTATTTAAATCGCTTTGATTTTCTGCAATTCTATAAAGTGTTCCTTCAACATTATCTGAATCTTTTAAAAAAATAAAATAACTCATATATTATGTTCCTGTGTTTTCAAATATAACTAAAACGCCGCCTGTTCCAGCAGCACCAGGATTAGCAGGTTGACTTTGACCTTCCATAACAGGACCTCCTGCATTACCGCCGCCGCCGCCATTACCAAAAGCTCCACCAACTACAAAAGATCTTACTGGATAAGTTAGGGCTGCTCCAGGTTGATTTCCTACTGCACCTGTATTACCATTACCTCCACCCGGTGCATTATTTCCTGCAGCTCCACCATTGACTGTTCCTACGTTAGCGATAGAAGTCGCTCCACCAGCTGCACTAGTATTCCCACCTGCCCCTACTGCAAATGGTTGTGAAAAAGGTTGTGCTATAGGTTTATTATAAAATCCAAATCCACCAGCTCCGCCAGTTCCACCAGAATTAAATGTGCTAAATCCTTGACCGCCACCTCCGCCGCCGGCATACATGTATGCACCTATTCTATTTGCATTAGCATTTGCAGTGTAAGTTCCTGATGCAGGTCCTACAGAATATTGTTTAGGTATCCCCATCCCAGCTCCTGCTGATCCAGAAGATGCAGCAGTAATTCTACCATCAGCATCAACTGTAATTGAAGCAGATGTGTAAGATGCAGCAGTAACACCAGTTGAGATTAATTGATTTGATCCAACAGAGTTAGCTGCTAGTTTTGATTGTGTAATTGTTGATTGTGTAATTTTAATTGCTGTAACAGCATTGGTTGCTAGTCTTGAAGTTGTAACTGCAAATGATGCAAGTCTTGCTTCAGTCACTGCAAATGATGCAAGTTTAGCAGATGTAACTGCTAAGTTTGCAATTTGTGCAGAAGCAACTGTTCCAGATAATGTAGTGATATCTACTGCGTTAATATTTGTTCCGTCTGAATATAATATTTTAATTCCTTTATCAGTTGTAGACCAAGTAGTACCTGTTCCTCCTGATGTTTTAAATTCTACTGTAAATGCACCTGTTGTACCATTTGATACAATCCAAGTTTTTTCAATTCCTGATGGAACTGTAACTATTTGATTTCCTGAAATTGTTCCTATTAATTTTATTACTATATTTCTTGCAACAGATAATGTTGGTGAATTTGCAATTGTTAAAGCTGTAGTTTGCGCACCACCAGCTATACTTTGTTCTCCGTATCCAGCAATAGCTTGTTGAATTACGTTTAAATTGTCATTAGTTTTTTCACCCCAGGTACCAGCATTTTCGCCAGTGACCATTAATTCTATCTTGAGGTCTGTAGAGTAACTTGATGCCATTTATGCTCCTATTTAATTAAAATAATATATTTAAGCAGCTAAGTCAACCGGAGTCCAAATATTATTAGCCCCTGTTTGTACCTCTGCCCATGCTTGAATATTAACAGATCCTGCGGTAGTATTCAAGCGTATTCCAGTCACATTTACTGTAGCATTTCCAGTGGCTGTTGCTTGTCCTGCTATTAAGTTTATTTGAGATCCAGATACATCATATCCAAAGGCTATTGTAACTTGACCAGTATCAAAGTTAATTTGAGATCCAGTAACATTAACATTAGCTCCAGCACTAGTATCTTCATTTCCTATTAAAACATTAACTTGAGAACCAGTAACTGGAACTTCAATAGTGGGGAAACCTAAAGCATTACCCTGTACTACATTTATTTGAGATCCAGTAACATTTACATTAGCATCAGCAGTAATTACAGCTCCAGCTAATCCTTCTGTAATGTTTAATTGAGATCCCGTAACATTTACATTTGCATCAGCTGCAGTTGTTATACCGTTTGGTTCAAATATTAATAAATTATGTTCATCTTGAACGTTAATTGAAATATTACCATCAATTTGAATAGCAAATGTAAATCCCTCAATTACAGCTAATGGGCCTTCATTAATAGTTACAATAATATCGTTTTCTAATCCCCAAGGAACTTCACCCCAACCAGAAACACCCCATCCAGCATCAGGTTGAAATTCTGTTGTGACTGAGCCTTCGTCTAAATTAATCTGAGATCCAGTAACTGATAAATTACTATCAGCATTTGGAGTTACTGGTGTAATAAATATATTATTCTGAATTCCTATTAAATTAATATTAGCATCACCTATTATAGATTCATCTCCGATTAAAGTATTGATTTGAACACCCGTGGTATTAACATTAGAATTAGCTGTGGTTGTTACTCCATTTTGTGATACATTTAATTGAGATCCAGTAACAAAAGCATCTGTTTTTATATCTTCTGTAACACTATTTATTAAAATATTAACTTGCGTTCCTATTACATTAACAGGTGTAATTAATTCTATAACTACTGAATTTTGTGCAACGTTAATTTGTGTTCCAGTAAGAGGTACAATTACATCATCTTCTTCACCCCAAGGAACTATACCCCAACCTGCGATACCCCAACCTGCATCTGGTTGATATTCTGTTGTCACAGATCCTTCTGTTAAATTAATTCCTAATCCAGTAACTGTTACGTTAGCACTTGCAGCAACTGTTGATCCCGTAGGAGAAAATATTAATAAATTGTGATCTTCATCAGCATTAACAAATTCATTACCATCAATTTGAATACCAAATGTTATACTCTCAACTACGGCTAACTGAGTCCCTGTAACACTAACTGTACTATCTATTGAAAATGTAACTGAGCCTTGTAATGCACCTAATGATAATTCAAATCCACCAAATGAACCGTCGCCGAATATTCCACTGTTCCAAGTGGTTAAACCAGGTGAGGATATGATTACTGTTTCGTCAGCCATGTTATTTTCCTAACATGGTATGAGCACCAAGTGGTGATATGTAAAATATAATATCTGCCACTTGGCCCTCCTTAAAATTTACGCGTTACCAATTCTAATAA